GATCCGGCTGAGTGGCCCGAAGGGGTATACCGCGCTGCTCTTGCGGCAGACGTACGGGGAGTTGGAGAAGACGCACCTGAGGGACATGGAGACGGAGGTCCCCTTATTGGGGGGTGTCTTTGTCCCGTCGAAGTATCAGGCGTTCTTTCCGGCCACGGGGGCGTTGATTGAGGCTGGGCACTTGGACGACAAGACCGCGCTCTCGCGGTGGCTCTCGACGGAGTACGACGACATCATCGCGGACGAGGGGAGCACGTTCAATCCGAAGTTTCTGATGGAACTCTCGACGAGGGCGCGCTCGAGCAAGCCGATGGTGCAGGCTGACGGCGGGGCGCGATTCTCGGTGGGGACCAACCCCGGGGGGCCGGCGTGGCCGACGCTGTTGGATTTCTTCGTCACCCATACCCCGGACTTCGAGAAGTACCGGGCCTTGAAGGGGAAGTACAAGCCGGAGCAGTGGCACTACATCAAGGCGTTACTGGACGACAATCCGTGGCGTGACCCGGATTACGAGGACACCTTGGCGGTCCTTGAGCCGGAGCGATACGAGCAGTTGCGGTGGGGCGCGGAATACGTCATTGAGGGGGCGTTCTTTCGGGAACTCCGCCAGCAGATTGACGGCCAGCCGCATCACGAGCGGGTGGTGGCCGTGCCCAAGGGGACGACGTGGTCGTGCGGGATGGACTGGGGGTTCAACGCGCCCGGGTGGTGCGGGTGGTTCGCCCATTTACCAGACGGGCACTATCACCTGGCTCGAGAGCTGAAGTTTCAGGGGAAGACGGCGGAACAGGTCGCGGAGCAGTGGCACATGATCACGAAGGAGTTGGGGATTGCGCGGGTGTCGTATGTGGCCTGCGATCCCTCGATGGCGGCGAAGACGGGTCACGGGAAGGGCGAGAGCATTCTGGATACCCTCCGGCGGAAGCGGCTGCCCATGAGGAAGAGTGACAACGACCGCTTTAATGGCTGGAGTCGGTGTCACGAGCTGTTTCAATCGTCGGCAAATGGTGTACCATTCCTTACCGTAGACCCTGGGTGTCGGTACTGGTGGCGGTCTGTGCCTCAGTTGACGCAGGACGACAACGACCCGGATGATGTCGATACCACGCAAGACGATCATGCGGCTGATGGTACCCGCTACTGGGCGATGTCTCGTCCGGCGCCGACGCGCGTACAGACCTCGAATGACGCGCCGGTCGGGAGTCTCAGGTGGTGGCGAGAGCGTGAAGCCTCGCGGGCGGGAGTCTTGAGTTGACGGAACAGCCTGTCCAGCCCACGCAGTCGTGGACCCCCGGCGCCAAGCGGACCCTCTCTGCTGACGACCTGAAGGCGTGGCAGGACCGCATCGACCGTTCCATGCAGAAGGCTAAGACGGTCTGGCCGCAGTGGCAGCGGGGCCTGAAGCGGTACGGCGAAGTCGTGGTGAACGAGGCGAAGAAGGAAGTCAACGCCCTCCTCGACTACCGCCATGTGGAGAGCAAGAAGGCGCAACTCTATCACCGGACCCCTGAGATCGCCCTCCTTCCGATTGACCCCGAGGACCCCACCATCCCCTACGGGGCCATTCTTCCGTTGCGGCAGAAGTTCCTGAGTCACGAACTCGGCCCGAAGGCCGCGAATGCGAAGCGGGCGCTGCACAAGACCCTCGTGGAGACGCTCGCGGCGTCCGGCTGGATGGCGGTGGAAATAGGCTTCGAGCAAGTCGCGCTGCCGACACAGGTCAGCCCTCCGTCGTTGTTGGGGATTCCCCAGCCTCCCATGACGGTGCAGGTCCCGATCTGGTCGCGGCGGTTCATCGAGCCGATCCCCTGCAAGAAGCTGCTGGTGCCGGATGATTTCCTCGACTCCAGCCGGTTCGATGCGGCGCCGTGGCTGGGATACCGGGGGACGATGCCGATCCGTCAGGCCCGAAGGCTCGGCTGGAAGATTCCACCGGACTTCGAGGGCTCCACGTCCGAGGATGATTCGGTCTTCGAGCACGAGGGCTTCCCGAAGCAGGCGCCGGAGAAGTCAGTTCATTTCACCAAGGTCTGGATGCAGGCCGGGCTCTACGACGAGGCGGTATTCAACCCGGAGTTGTTCCGGTGCCTGATTCTCGTGGACGGACTCGAGGAGCCCGCGTGGTATGTGGACAGCCCGTTCCAGGCCCTGACCCCCCAAGGCTCGCTGTCGCCGGATTCTCTGCGCGGGAATCCGATCCACATGGGGACCCTGCGGGACATGCCCGATTCGGCGTATGTCTCCTCGGACCTTGTCGTGGGGGAGCAGCTCTCGACGGAACTCAACCAGTTCCGCACGGACCTGATTCGGAACCGACGGTCCCGAAGGTCGATTCGGATGGCCTCCGCTGGTCTTGGGAAAGAGATCATCGACAAGGTGGCCCGGAACGAGGACGTGGTAGTCGTTCCAGACGAGTGGATCGAGCCTGGAGGTCAGCAGAGGGCTGTAGCCCAGACGCAGATCGGGTCGGAGCCGAGAGATAACTTCGCGGCCCAGGACGTCATTGAGACGGATTTCGAGCGAGCGATGGGGGCGGGAGCCAACCAGCAGGGGCAATTCGCCAAACAGAACCGCACGGCGACAGAGGTCCGGACCGTCCAGGGCAACTCCGACGCTCGAGCCGAAACGGAGCGCGACCGCATCCGCGAATACGTCGTGGCGATGTTCGAGAAGTTCGACGTGATCGTCCAGCGAACCGCGACACAGCAGGAGGTCATGCAGGTGCTCGGGATGCAGGGCTCGGCCCTGTGGCAGCAGTGGCGAGCGCTCCCGGGCCGGTACACCTACAACATGCTCCCCGATGCCGGGCGGTATGTGGACATCCGTCAAGCGAGGGCGGAGGCGGTGGACCTGTACAACATGGTCCGCAAGGATGACCGGGTGAACCCGGAGGCCCTGCTGCAGCATCTCGCCCGGGTGTTCCAGTTGGACGAAGCCAAGTTCATGGCGCCGCCCTCCGGAAAGGCGATGGAGCCGCCGAAGCAGTCGATTTCATGGAAGGTCGAAGACTTCCACGATCCGCTGGGCGGGCAGACATTCCTCGAGCTGGCGGAGCAGTCGGGGCTGAAGTTGTCTCCGGAACTGGTGACGCTCTTCAAGGCGGCAGCGATTGTCGCGACGATGGCGGGGTCGGTAGGTGGGAAGAACCCCGATGGTTCTCCGGCCGGGGAAGCCTCGCACGGCGGGCCGGCAGAGAAGACCGAGCCAATTGACAAACATCAGCGCGACGTTACCGGTGGGGTCCAGGGAACGGTGCAGTAATGGCATTTGAAAGTACGATGCTCTGCGAACGGTGCGGAAAGCCGTATACTACTGGAGAGCACGGGTTAGGCGTGTGTCCCTTTGAGCCTCGGAAGGTCTGGGGGCTCCGGAAGCAGGACACCATCGTCGGCGGGTTCGTGGCGGAGAATGCCTGGCGGGAACCACGGTATTTCGACTCCCAGCAGCGGTACGAGAAGGCGCTTGATGAGAGCGGCCTGATGCTGAAGGAGAAGAAGTCGCGGAGCAGCCGGGGGATTACCAAAGAGGAACTGGAGAGCGCGGCCCGACGGCTAGGGGCGCGTGGGACGAGCGACGGGATTGCCGTCAAGGATTCCGATGGGACATTCACCGTCGATGCTGAACGTTAAAGTCGCCGGAGAGATCGACCTCAACATCAGCGAGTTGACGGCGCCTGACGGCTCCCTGCTCGTCCGAGGGGTGGAACCGTTGGCGCCTCAAGAGGCGCAGTTGCTCCGTGCGGCGGCGAGGCTGCTGCGGGCGCGTCGGTTTCGGATGACGGTGCGCTGTGATGCGTGTTTCGAGGCGGGCCGGGGAGACGGGATGCGCGGGGAAATCACCGCGAGCCACATCGTCCTCGACTGCCGGTGTCGGACGTTGAAGTATCAGGGGCAGACGCTGTGACGACTGCGGTAGACGTGGCGGTGGTCATCAGGCGTCTCCGGACGGCGGCGCGGTACCACGACGGGATGGCGGTGGAATACGCGGCCAGGGACCGGGAAGACGCCAGGCTGGCCACGAGGGCACACGAGCAGTGCGCGGCCGAGCTGAGGCGAGCGGCTGACGACTTGGACGGAGAGCCGATGCAGTAGCGACATCCGAGTTCTCGCTAGGGATAGCTACCCGAAGACCCCCCGCCCGGGGGCGCGAGAGCCACAAGGGCAATCAGATTTCAGGGCGGTCTGTTCGCCTCGGCGTTCCGAGGACGGATGGATCGCCCTTTTCTTTTTGCCCGAACGTGTTTGCGCTGGCGGCGAGCGAGAGAGCCGCGAAGGTAGATGAATGAGTGACGTGAAGTCAGGCGATATTTCGGTGTCCTTCGACCAGGCCCTGTCTGGTGCGACGGCTCCGGCAGAGGTCCCGCCAACCTCGACCACGGCCCCCACGACTCCTGCAGTGACCACGGAGGCGGCCCCGACAGTGCCGTCTGCAGCAGCTCCGACGGTGCCGGCGACGAGTGTCATTACCGACGACAAGGCCAAGGGTGAGCCTCCGCAGTGGCGGTGGCAGGACATTCTGGCGACTCAGCGACAGAAGGCCGCAGAAGAGGCCGAGGCGCGGATTCGTCAGCAGTACGCATGGGCAGAGGGGATACCCCCTGAAGCACGGGGACGGG